TCGGCAATACCGATCTTGCCATCTCGGCGCTGTGCATCGCCTATAGCGATCTTCAGGGCGCGATCGTTACTCGGCACCGCGTTCCGTTCAAGCATCTTGACGGCATGCCGGATGCCGATCCGGATATTGAGCACGATCCCGACATCTTCGTGATCGACCAGAAGACGACGCAGAACAAGCTCGTGGTCGAGTTCATGCTTGGCACGGCGATCGACATCGAAGGCCGGATGATCCCCGGACGGCAAGTCGTGCAGGGCTACTGCCCGTGGCGCTACCGACGCTGGAACGGAAGCGAATGGGTGTATCCGACAGGCACGACGGCTTGTCCTTACACGGGCGAAGCCATGTTCGATGAGCGGGGCAATCCGACCGATGATCCTGCCAAGGATCGTTGCGCCAAGCGTCTCGGGATCGGCTGCAAGCGACGCTATCCGACCGGCGACCTGCCATTTGGCGGCTTTCCGGGCGCTGCGAAGTATAGAGGCTGAGCATGTTCGGTGAAGCTGTCGAATCCGCCGCACGCGCGGATGCATTGTCGCGCTTTCCGCGTGAGAGCTGCGGGATTGTTGTCGGCGGCGCCTATCATGCAATCGAGAACGTTGCGGCCGATCCCGGCAATCATTTCGAGATGCCGGAGGGGAGCTGGACCGACCATCCCGGCATCGAGGCGGTGATCCACAGCCACGGCCCACAATACCTGCTGGCACCGAGTGCCGATGACATGCGGCACCAGATCGCGACGGCCGTGCCGTGGGGCATTACGCGCTGCGACGGCGTAGCTGCATCGCCAGTGCTGTGGTTCGGGGACTGCCGGTTAGACGATCCGCTGGTCGGGCGGGATTTCGTCCACGGCGTCACGGATTGCTATGCCATCATTCGCTCGTGGTACTGGCAGTCTCGCCAGATCAAGCTCCCCGAGTTTCCTCGCGATCCTGACTGGTGGAGCCGGGGTGGCGATCTCTACAACGACGGTTTCGGCGCGGCCGGGTTTCGCGTCATCCCGGCGACCGATGCCGTGACTGGCGACGTCCCGCTGATCAATTTCCGTTCCAGCGTGCCAAACCATGCAGGCGTCCTGCTGGATGGCGGCCTGCTGCTGCATCACTTGATGGGCCGTAAGTCGGTCCGCGAACCGGTCGGCCGCTGGGTGCCGATGGTGACGAAATGGCTGCGTTATGAGGGCTGATCATGCTTTGCACCGTCCATCTTCATGGCGCATTGGCGGCACAGTTCGGCTCGTCCTTCAATCTCGACGTGCGTAGCCCCGTCGAGGCCATACGCGCGTTGATTTCTCAGTTGCGTGGCTTCCGCCGCGCAATCCGCGACGGTCACTACAGGATCGTAAAAAGCCGGGAGACCGTGGCGGATTCGTTGTCTCTCGACGAAATACAATTGCGGCTCGGGCGCACCGCCTGCGGACTGCACATTGTTCCGGTTATGGCTGGATCCGCGTCGGGCTGGGGCAAGGTTCTAGCCGGGGTCGCGATCGTTGGCTTGGCGATCGTTGCGCCGTATGCGCTCGGCTTGGCGGGCGGACTAAGCGCCACTTTTGGCGGCATCTCGGCAATTGGCTTTTCCGGCATCAGCTTCGGCTCGATTGCAGGCTTCGGTGCTCTGATCGCGCTCGGCGGTATCGCCCAGATGTTGGCGCCCTCGCCCAAAGCCGGAAAGGGAGTGGAGGATCGCAAGGAATCCTTCCTGTTCGGCAGCGCCGAGAATGTGACAGCGCAGGGCGGCCCGGTGCCCGTGGTGTTCGGTGAATTCGTGGTCGGCTCGGTCGTGATCTCTTCAGGTCTCAGTACCGAAGAGATGTCCACATCTAGCGCAACCAACATGGCCGAAGGCGTCTACGCGATGTTGAGCCGCAACAAATGAGGCTGCGCGGTTCTGGCGGAAGCAAGGGCGGCGGCTCGTCGAACGGGCCGGTCGAATCTCCGAACACGCTGCAATCTCGCGCCACGGCGCGGTTGATCGATCTAATTTCGGAGGGCGAGGTCGAGGGACTCGTCGGCGGGCTGCAGGGAGTGTATCTCGACGACACGCCGATCCAGAATGCCGACGGCAGCTTCAACTTCACCAACATCGTGGTGGAGGCGAGAGCGGGTACCCCTGATCAGGCCTCGATCCCCGGATTTCCGGCCGTGGAGTCCGTGTTTGCGGTCGGCTCGGAGGTCAAGCAAGCCGCCCCGGTAGTGCGTGCGGTCGCGAATAGCGAGGCAACCGCGGTCTTGGTGACGATCCGTCTTGATGGTCTACAATCGGTCGATGCCAAGACCGGCAACATCAATGCAACATCGGTCCAGATCGGAATCGACGTGCAGCTTGATGGTGGGGCTTTCGTCGATGTCACGCCGACAAACGCGATCTTTTCGGGAAAGACCAACACCGCCTATCAGCGCAGCTTTCGTATTCAGCGACCTGGCGATGGGGACTGGAGCATTCGCGTCCGGCGCATCACGGCCGACAATGCATCGTCCCTGCTGACCAACAAGACCTACTGGGACAGCGTCACCGAGATTGAGGATTATCAGCTTCAATATCCGTATTCCGCGTTGATCGCCTATCAGGTCGATGCGCAGTCGTTTGGTGGACGGGTCCCGAAACGGCTGGCTCGCGTGCGTGGCGTCCGGATGCGGGTGCCCGCGAACTACACGCCGCGCATCTATGACGATGACGGTAACATCGTCTCGGATGCATCCTATGACGGCATCTGGGATGGCACCTTCAAAACGGTCTGGCACAACAACGCGGCGTGGACGCTGTTCGAGTGCATCGCAAACGACCGCTGGGGGATCGGCGAATATGTTCCGGACGCTTTTCGGGACAAGTGGACGATCTACGCGATCGGCCAGTATTGCGATGAGACTGTTCCGGACGGGCTGGGCGGATATGAGCCGCGCTACACGTTCAATTTTGCGATCTCCAGCGCGGAAGATGCATTCAAGGCGCTGACCTCGATCGCCTCGGTGTTCCGGGGCATGATCTATTGGGGTTCGGTAGGCATCACCGCCACGGCTGACCGCGATCTCGATCCGGTCAAGCTGGTGACGCCTGCGAATGTGATTGGCGGAATGATAAGCTGGGGTGGCGGCAGCCTGCGCCAGCGTCACACCGCCGCGGTTGTGACCTGGTACGATCCTGACGATTACTGTCGCCCGGCGATTGAGGTGGTGGAAGCCAGTCCGGCCGACATCGAGCGCTTCGGCTATCGCGCGATCGAAGTGGTGGCGTTCGGCTGCACCAGTCGCGGCCAGGCGCATCGCTACGGGCTGTGGATTCTGGAAACGGAGCGGAGCGAGGCCGAAACCTGCACATGGCAGGCGTCTTGGGATCATGCCGATGTCTATCCCGGCGAGATCGTGGAGGTGCAGGATCCGAGCTATGCCGGCGTCGAATTCGGCGGTCGCGTCGCCGGACTGATCGAGGAAAGCGGCGCTGTGGTGGGGCTCGTGCTCGATCGACCGATCGATCTGGAAGCTGGCAAGACTTACGAACTGAGCGTAACGCTATCGGATGGTATGGTTGCGCGCCGACCGCTGACCACGCCGGCAGGCACGACAACGAATGTGGCGTTCGCCGCGCCGCTGATGCCGCCGCCGATCGTCAATGCTGTCTGGGTGCTGTCGTCGTCGGACGTGTCGCCACGTCGTGTCAAGGTCATCAAGCGGGTCGAAACAGCATCAAACCTGTTCGATCTATCCGGCATCCTGCACGATCCCGCCAAATATGCGCGGATCGAGCGGGGGCTGGCGCTGGAGCCGCCGACCTACACCGCATTGCCCTCCGGCCCGATCAAACCGCCGTCCGAGGTGGTGGTGTCGGAATGCGTGGCGCTGGTCAGCGGCACGGCGCGGCCCAAGACGATGGTGTCGTGGGTGCTTTCGCCGGATCCGCGCGTCGTGGACTACGAGGTGCAGATCAAGCCCGCGACTCAGAATTGGCAGCCGTCATCGCCTCAGTTTTCCAACCAAAGCTCGATCGATCTGTTCGATCTGGGGGCAGGAACATTCGCGTTTAGAGTAAGGGCACTGGATAGCGTTGGGCGGCCATCAACATGGGTTGCGACCGACGACGCGACGCTGGCCGGGCTTGAGATGCCGCCCAACCCGGTCTCCAATCTTCGCGACACTTACATCACGGGCCGTTCGAACCTGATCTGGGACGATCCGCAGGACTTCCGTGACGTCGGGATCGAGATCAGGAAAGGGACGACCTTCGAGGCGGCGCAGACTGTCGCGGATTATGCCTCATCGCCGTGGCAGACCGTTGGCGACGATACCTACTTTGTCGCTGCCTATATCGTCACGGCCGGCGGCACGCGCGTCTATAGCGTCACGGTGCCATCTATCCTGATCCAAGGGTCGGTTGCTGTTGAGAATGTCGTGGTGAGCCACGACGAGCGCGCCGAAGGGTGGGATGGTTACTTCGGCGGGTCGGTCGGAAAGGATGTCTCCGGCGGCAACTACCTGAGAACGTCTGGCGATAAGCCGTTTCTCGATGAAGGCGACTTCCTGTCGCAACTCGACTTCCTCAATCGCGGTGCGCCCGGCGGCGGCATCTATTGGAGCAAGTAT